AGCACCGCTGTGTTACGATGCAGTCTGCTCTTGTTAAGGATATCCTCGATCCTGTGCATGAAGTTCTCTACGATCATCTGTCCTCTAGGGGATGGCTTGTTCGTGGGGAGTTTCTCAAGTCTCATGCACGGATTCTTGGTGAGGATAAGCGAGATTCCGAGGGGTTCTTCAGTGGGGATTTTTCTTCGGCTACTGATAATCTTCATCCTGACGCGGTGTTTCGTGTCGTCGAGATGTTAGCCGAGTCCCCCTATCTCTCCGGTGAAGAACGGCACGTTTTGTTGGAGTCTTTTCGCCCATCTAACCTCCTTGTACAGGAGGGCGTTTGTCTGGCTTCTAAGCAGTCCCCCGTGTATCGGGGCCAGATGATGGGTTCGAAGCTTTCCTTTCCCCTGTTGTGTCTTATCAATCGGGGTCTATTTCTCATCTCGTGCCGTTTGTGGAGTAATGCGACCGGGTCCTTTGGGCGGCGTCGTAAAGTGCTCATTAATGGGGACGACATCGCCTTCTGCTCCGATGGTCTTTTCAAGACTGTTTGGAGGGGCGTTGTAAAGCATTTTGGCATGGTGGTCAATTGGGAGAAGTCGGGCTTTTCAACTCGCTACGTGGAGTTGAACTCGAAGTCTTTCGATTTTAAGATCGATCGATTTGTTAAGAAGCCCGTTCTTTCTGCCTTTCGCCGCGATTCCGCCCCGGGTTGCATTCTCTCTGCTCTTTTGGAGGGTTTGAAGGGTTTCTCATCGTCGTCCTGCTGGAAAGCGATCATTGCTTTGCGCAATCTTGTCAAGCGATCGGGAGTACAGCTGGTGTCTATCCCTGCTTCATGGAGGAAGCCTCTTCTTCGGAAGAGGTGGTTTCGGCAAGCTCTGTCCGTTGAACCTTTTGTAGAGAAGGTCGGACTTGAGCGTGCTTGGCCCCAAGTTGTTCGGGATGTGATGCCGGATCCTTCGTTCCGGGAGTTGTATGAAGAGGTTTCAGATTTGTCTACCAGGTTTGGTGTCGAGTTACTCCGGGGGGTTAAACTTCCGGGGTATCAGGTCTTTCTCCGTAAGCGGCCCTTGGAGGACTGTCGTTGCGGTGCCTCTGATTGTTGGGGGGGTTGTCCCCCCCGACGATCAGAGCCCGTCAGTCCTGCTACCAAGGTTAGGCTTTCGAAGGCTTCTTGGGCCTGGTGCTGGCCTTCTCCAGTTTGGGAGGTTTGGAACAAGTTTGATTTGCCTTTTATCCCCTGTAATCAGTTGGGTGAGTGGGCTGATGACTGGGGTCATTTGACCGTAAAAAGGCGTGTGCTTTTCTCTTGTTCTATTCCTCCTCCGATCTCTGTCCTTCCTACCGTCTTTGACGTTCCCTCTCACTTCCAGTCTATCTCTCCTGCCCTTCCTTTCTTTAGGAAGTCTTTTTCTAGGAGAGGCCCTCTTGCGGGTCCGGCTGGCGGCGGAGTTTGGTTGGGTAGTTCGCGGGGCAGTTCAACAGTGCGATTGGGCGAGAAGCTTGTCGATGCTTCTTGGAGGATTTTTAATCCTTCGTCCACTCTGTTGAAGGCGGTTGATACAAACTAGGGGAGTAGTGTACGATGATGGATGGCCTGGTGCGGCTTACCGGGTTCCAGTTCTCCTTAATGGGGAGAGTGGGGTTCCTTAGGTTAACCGAGTACAGAGGCGGAGTGAGAGTTGCGCTAACTGGAAGTACCAGCTAGTCGGGAGATGGCAGACACTAGGGCCGGCTTAGTACCCGTACGTATGTACGCCGAAAAGCTGGCTGGTTGCCGCTTCACCGCGGGTCCGGTCCCATATCCTCTCCTTGCAACTGGGAGCATCTCTCACTACGTTCGACGGAAAGGCCCCGGAAGGCTATGGGGGTTAGCCCCAAGTGAGATCTCCTACCGACGGAGAACCTTCCTAGCATTACCGGTTTAGGCAATCTTGGCAGTACGGAGTACTCTTCTTCTTCGCACGGCAACGAATCCGCTAGATGCAGAGTGAGGAGAAGCTTGTCAATTCCTCTTCTCGTCAGTCTAACACTCGTCGACCAATACGAAATTGGGAGGGAGCTTGGCCCCATCGCCCGTAAGGGATGGATGGGGGCTCCCGGATTGG